TCGTACTTGAACACGATGGTGCGGGCGCTGTTCTTCAGGAAGGACTCGCCAGATCCGCCGGCGATCTTGTCCAGGTCCACCAGGCGATTGAAGCCTGCGCGCAGCAGTGGCACGCCGTCGTAGAAGTCGCCCACGGCCCCCTCGGCCAGGATCTGCACGCGGCTGGGGTGCACATCCGCCCATTTCTCGGGCCTGCCCTCTGTCTCCGTACCAGGTGGACTGATTTGCCGGTACTGGAACATGGCCGGAGTGCCGTAGTTCTCAGCGTCCTGGTCTGTGTGCCACTTCGTGACCTTGATCTGGTTTTCGTAAAGAGGGATCAGGTCGACCAGCTTGGTTGCGCGATCGAGCGGCTGGTCCAGCGTCTTGCTGTCGGCCACACGGTAGATCACCGCTGCATATCGGCCCACCAGATTGCGCCGGTCCAGGTCCTTGAGCTTGCTCCATGCCCGAATGGAGCGCAGCACCTTGCCCGTCTTCACCTCCCATGGGCTTTTCTCATCGCTGTCCGGCTTCTTGATGCGCGGCAACTTGAGCCAGCACACATCCAGCAGCCGGTGCACAGCACCATGACCAGCGCCGCCACGCTCGTACGCTGCATAGAGCATCTCAAAGCTGACGTGCTCGCTGTAGCCGTACTGGATCCAGGCCGTGGCCCGCTTTGCGTCAAGGCCCAGCGAGCCAAGGAACTCGCGTCGGGCGCGGGAGATTTCGAGGGTGTTGGTGATGATCTCTGGCATGGCCTCCATGTTATGGAGCCGCAGTACATTACTACGCAAGGAGCAGCTATGGCAGAAGGTAAAAATCAACACTACGTCCCTCAAAGATACTTTCGAATGTTTTCCAAAGATGGAAAATCAATTCGGGCACTGAAGCTGTCTGATGGGTTGATCATTCCTTCGGCGTCTATTAAAGGTCAGGCCAGCAAAGCTTGGTTCTACGGGGACAAAGACACTGAAAGTAGATTAGCTCAGCTAGAAAGTCTCACTGGAAAATCGCTACTAGAAATAGTCAATTGTTCAGATGTAAACGAACTGACAGTAGACACTCTGGAAAATTTCCGCGCCTGGCTTTCCGTACAAAGAACTCGAACAGAGTCATCACGCCAGTCTACAAAGAAGACGGATACGGAAATGGTGAGATTGTGGGCTACTGCTCAAATTAACAATAATGCTGAGTTAAGCCCAGAAAAAAAGAAAGACTTAATAGCAGCTATGCCCATGATTCACTCCGTTGAATCGACATTCCAACTGCAGCGCATGCGCATTGCAGCAGCACATAGCGGAGAACTATCCGATCTTGATTTAGTCCTGATAAAAAACACGTCAAAAAAACCATTCATATTTGGGGATGCTCCTTGTGTTTACTACAACCTTTTAAGACACGGCACCGATTACAAAGGTGTTCTTGGAATGAAGTCATTAGGACTCATGGTTATTTTCCCTTTGAATGAAAAATTAATGGCAATTCTATATGACAATAATTCTTATAAAGTGCGACAGGCATCTAATGGGATTAGAAGTACTAACCTTTCCTCCGACATTACCTCATTAAACCTTTTGCAGATCAAAGCCGCATCTAGCTGCATCTATTATTCAAATAAAGCAGACGACAGCTATGTGCAATACCTATTTGAATCATCTAGAAAAATCAGCGCAAAAAAAGAGCATATCAGTCAAGAGACTAACTTTCGATTAAATAGCGATGGGACAGCCTCGTCAATTTGGATGACTTATGAACCACAGCTTCCCGTAAAGCTATGCCTCTCTTTTATTTCAGTCAAAGATATAAAATTTCCACCTGAGATAAATACTCGAGAGGACTACTTGAATTACATCAGGTAAATATACCCACCGAGGGCTGCAACAACCCATTGAACCCTCTTGCTGCTCCATCCACCTGATCATCATATTTGCCAAACGGGAACAGGCGGCACTCATCGATGAATGGAGTGTTCCAGGCGCCCTTGAGCAGCAGAACGTTGCCTGCATTGATCTGGCTGGCAAGTGGCGTGGCCCGAGTCACCTTATCGCCTGACTCTGGGCTGAAGTGCACGTTGTGGCCGGCCAGCAGCTTGGCGAAGGCCAGCACCTGGGACTTGCCGGCCTGGCCCGGGTCTTGCGGCAGGCTCTGTTTGAGCAGGTGGCCATCAGAGACGGCTGTGTTTTTGATGAGCTGGTCGCGCAGGTTGGTCTCGAACTGCTCCCGCTTCATGTCGGCAATGATGTAGCGGCCATCGGCCAGACGTCCGACCTTGCCGCCTGCAGTGTAGTCACCATCGCCAGAGGCGCCCAAGTCCCAGCCTCTGCACCACTCCACCACGCCCGCCGGTATGGCTTCCACGATGGGCATCAGGTCGGGCTTGATCACACCTCCGGACGGCGGCGCTGGCAGTTGCCGGTACTGGCCGGCGAATACATAGGGGTTGGCCTTCTCCATGCGCCGCAGCTCGTCGGCACTGTGCTTCTCGGGCCAGAGCGGTTCCTCGTCGTTACCCACCCAGGCCGACAGGCGAAGCTGCTCCCACACCTCGCCATTGCCGCCAGCCACCGGCGGCCCGTTGCCGTCCTTGCCTCGGTCGCCCAGGAGCCAGCCGGCCAGATCGTCCTCGTGCAGGCGCTGCATGATCACGATGATGGGCGTTTCCGGGCTGTTCTTGCGGCTCTCCAGCGTGTTCTGGAACCAGTCGATCACGCCCTTGCGGATGGTGTCCGACTTGGCCTCGTCCGCCTTGTGCGGGTCGTCGATGATGATGGCCCCGCCGAAGCCCTCGCGGTGCTTGCCTGCGCCGAAACCCGTGATCGTGCCGCCCGTTCCCGTGGCATACATGACGCCGCCGGCGGTGGTCTTCCAGTGCGAACCGGCATCCGTGGCCAAGCGCAGCTCGGGGAAGATCTCGGCAAATGCTTCGTGCTGCACCAGATTCCGCACCTGGGTGCTGTTGTTGACGGCCAGCGGCGTGCTGTAGCTGCAATGGATGAATTCGGCATCAGGTACCTTGCCGAATGCCCAGGCGATGAAGTTCACCACGGCCAGCTCGGTTTTCGAATACCGGGGCGGCATCATGATGATCAACCGCTTGCACTCGCCATTGAACACGCGCATCAAGGCGTTGCAGATCATGGCGTGGTGCTGGGCCCGGCGCCAGAGGAAGCCCTTGCGCTGCAGGAACATCCAGCGGGAAAACGAGAACAGGTCTTCGCGCGCCCAGCCCACGGCGGCTAGACGCTCTGCGGGGCTAAAACTTGGCCTGGACACTCTGCACCGCTTCTTTCAGCTGCTCCGGGGTCACGTTTCCGCCCAGGCTGTGCTGGGGCTCCTGGCTGTTGAGCTCCTTGATGGTTTCCTTGTTGGCCGCCAGCAGGTTCTAGGCAATGCTCGCGCTGTCGTTGGCCAGCTTGGTGAGCACGGCCACGCCCTTCATCGCATTCACGCTCTCGGGCGCCAGGGGCGCGGCGTCATCCACCTTAGCCACCTCCGAATTTGCAAGGGCGCTGAGCCGGTGCGCGGTCTGGGCACCGTACTGCGCCGCGCTGGCAAGGTTGTCACTGATCGCCCGCAGCTTGGAAGCTAAATTAACCGCAATGAGTTGTTCGGAAACTGGCAGGCTTGCGAGTGAGCGCTCCGCCGTAACTACTTGATTTGCAACGCTGTGAATGGTTTCTGCGCGTTTCGAAACTCGGGTGCTGACTGCAGCTTTTGACACTCCGTACTCTCTGGCCAAATCCGCAGCCTTCTCACCCGCCACGAGCCTGGCTGTGATCTCGCCCCACTGTTTCTCGGTCAGCTTTGAGGGTCGTCCCATGTCCTGCTATTCCTCATCTTGAAAGTCTGTTTCTTGGCCTTGGGCACGATCTGACGGGCCCTGCGCTGCCGCTCCCGTTCAATGCCCTCTTCTGTCTCAGCAAAGCGCACCACCTGGCAGCGCACAACGCCCTGCTCCCGTGTGACCACCATCACATTGCGGTTCTTCTCTGGAGTGCTGATGGGTGTGCGCAGCTGCATGCCAGTGGTCGCCAGATTGAAAACGGAAGTGGGCCCTGCCAGCATTGGGGCGCAGCAATCCTCTGCCCGGACAATGCTATGGACGATGGGCGGATCCAGCTCCGACTCCGCCACGTCCG